CACAACGTCTTAAGATGAAGGCTACATTCCGTAAAAACAAAGCAAAGATTGCTTTAGGTAAAAAGAAAGCCTCAAAGAAACTTGCTTCTCCCGAAAAACTCAAAACCAAAGCTCAGAAAAAAGCACGTGATATGATCGCTAAGAAAATCCTTAAAGATAAGGATAAAGGCGAACTATCATTTGCTGCACGTACAGATCTAGAAAAGAAACTAGATAAGAAAAAAGGTGCAATCAACAAACTGGCTAAGAAACTTCTGCCTCAAGTCAAAGCTGCTGATAAAGCTAAATTGGCCGCTAAAAAAGGTGGAGATGAATAATGCAATACAAGTCCTTTGGTCAGTTTATTACTGAAGAAACAAAAGAAATAACATTTGCATTTGGTAGATTTAATCCACCAACTAATGGTCATGAAAAGTTATTCGATACGATTAAGAAATTGTCACGTGGTGGTCAATTCCGTATCTATGCTTCCAAATCAAATGACCCTAAGAAAAATCCTTTAAACTTCAAAACGAAGATTAAATTCCTACGTAAGATGTTCCCTAAATACGCACGTAATATCATGAATGATTCTGATATTCGTACAGTATTCGATATTATCGTAAAGCTATATGACCAAGGCTTCACTAAAGCAACTATGGTTGTTGGTGAAGATCGCCTTAATGAATTCGATGCATTGCTCAATAAGTATAACAACGTTGAAGGTCGTCACGGTTTTTATAACTTCGAAGGCGGAGTTAACGTAGTATCTGCTGGTCAACGTGATCCAGATTCTGACGACGTCACTGGTATGTCAGCCTCCAAATTAAGAGCTGCTGCTGCAGCTAATGACATGGAATTATTTGCAAAAGGTATGCCGAAAGGATTTACCGGAACGCAAGATCTATTCAATGCTTTACGTACTGCTATGGGACTTAAAGAGTCTTATAACCATCGTAAACATATTCAACTTGCCCCTGCTTCTGAAGAACGTGAAGCATATATTGAGGGCAAACTATTCATCGAATCCGACCTTGTAACAATCAAAGAAACTAATGAAGTTGGTGAAGTAATCATGTGTGGTACTAACCACGTATTGGTTGAATTCAAAGATGGTTCAAAGAAAAAGTTTTGGTTAGATGCCGTAGAAAAGATTGACGAAAGGTCTGGTGCTGGTGAAGAAGGTACTGACGAATTGGTTAATACTTATAAAGAAGCTACTCCAGGGCAAATAACAAGCCTTAAATCATTTAAAGAAATGATGGAAGCTGAAAAGTCTAACGAACCATATCATAAGGATCTTGCTAAGTCTACAGCAAAAAAGCGTGAAGCCCAGTTCAAGAAGCAAGCAAAAATGGACGATGACGATCCTGCGGCATATAAGCCGGCACCGGGAGACGCAAGGGCAAAAACTAAACCCTCAAAGCATACTAAGAAATATCAACAAATGTTTGGCGAAAATTCAAAAGCTGGTCTAGAGAAAAAAGCTGATAAGACTGGCATGCCATACTCAATTCTTAAGAAAGTATACGACCGTGGTGTAGCTGCATGGAGAACCGGGCATCGTCCTGGTACTACTCCAGAGCAATGGGGTTATGCGCGAGTTAATTCTTTTGTTACTAAATCTAAGGGAACTTGGGGCGGTGCTGATAAAGACTTGGCCGATAAAGTCCGTAACGAATCGATTGAAGAGAAGAAGTCTGAAACCTGGGAAAAAGGTTTTGAGCGTCGTGTTGTTAAAGTAACTGATCCTAAGAAGAAAGACGAAGGTTATTCTTGGAGAATCAAAGGAAAAGAACGCGATGAGATTACCATTAAGTACTATAAGACTAAGCCTGATTTCGAAGAGTTTAAGAAGCAAATGAAAAGAGTAGCGGGGCACGAATTCGGTGGATAATTTTAGAGAGTGGCTAAACGAAGGCGTTAACGATCCTGTTATTTTTAAAGCTATATTCTTGGCCGGTGGCCCAGGGTCTGGTAAGTCATATGTACAAGGTCAAGCTATACCAAAGTCTTTAGGCTTTAAGGTTATTAACTCTGATGATGTATTTGAATTAAAAATGAAACAGGCTGATCTTGATCTTGATCCTGAAACTATTTTCTCACCGGCTGGTCAGGAAATAAGAGCAAAGGCTAAAAAGATTACTACATCTAGAATGCGTATGTATATGCAAGGTCGTTTAGGTTTAATCCTTGATGGTACTGGTAAAGATGTTGATAAGATCAAAAAACAAATGGAAGTACTTAGAGCAGCTGGTTATGATTGCTATATGGTATTTGTTAATACGTCAGAAGAAGTAGCATTAGATCGAAACCGTCAACGTTCAAGATCATTGCCTGATGATACTGTAAGTAAAATGTGGAATAAAGTACAACGTAATATTGGCGCATTCCAGAATTTATTTGGCAGCAATAATTTTATTGTAGTAGATAACAACGGTACTACAGATAATGTCATGAATATGGCATTTAAAGAGATTCAAAAGTTTGTTAAAAGACCAATTAAAAATTACATTGCTAAGCAGTGGATTGAAAATATGAAAGCATTAGCTCGGAGAAATAAAAAATGAAAAGATTTAAAGAATTGCGATCTGGTGCAGTAAGTGAAGCGCGCAAATATTCAGTATTAGATACAAAGAAGAATGAAATTGTTCGTCCTAATATAACTAAAGCTGCAGCTCAAAAGCTAGTTGATAAAGATCCTGATAATCGCATTATGGGCAGTCCAGAGTTTATTCATGATAAACGTACCGACGCATTAAAAGAGTTTTTTGACCTAGGTGAAGCAGAAGATAATATGCCTGCATCTCCAGATGAAGCTGGTATGGCATTAGATCAAGCTAAGTTTATTGGGTATGTTGCAGAAGAGATTATGGAATATATCCAAGGCAATAAAGACTTCCCTGAATGGATGCAAAATAAACTTTCTGCCTTTCACGAAAAAGCAAAGGGTATGCACGCTGTAATGGCTGGTAAATACGACGAAACTAATGAATCACTGCGTAGTGATATTGCTAAACTATCTGCTAAGTTCCCTGAAGGTTCTAAAGTTAAGATGAAGCATGATGGCAAAGTTGCTACTGTATTATCTGTTGGTAAAGACTTTATTAAGGTTGGTGTTGGTAGCAAAACTATGGACCATAAACCTGATGAGTTGGTTCCGGTTAAAGAGTCCGATGTAGAAGAGTCTTCTGCTTCATGGGCTAAGTCATTGGAAACTATTGCTAAGAAAAAGCAACTTGATAAGATCTCTGATAAAGATAAAGAGTTGCTTATTAAGTTAGCCGACATGATGAAAAACGCAAACAAATGATAGACTTTAAAGAATACGTCGTTGAAAACTTTGGACTCTATGAGGGCATTACAGTACCCTTAGATTCCCCTATGATTGAAGCTTCTGAGCCGGAGTTAAATTCTCCTAAAAGATCAGATGGTAAAAAGAAGTATGTAGTCTATGTGAAAAATCCTAAGACTGGAAACATTAAGAAAATAGAGTTTGGAGATGAAAAAGGTGGACTTACTTCTAAGATTAATGATCGGGACGCGGCAAGAAACTTTGCGGCAAGACACAACTGCGATCTTAAAACAGATAAACTTAGCGCTGGTTACTGGTCATGCAGACTGCCTAAGTACGCTAAAGAATTGGGGCTAACTGGTGGCGGAAACTACTTCTGGTAAACCTTACGTTGAAGATGGTAAAGTAAGGACATTCGATTGTACTGCAGGCGGGTACTATTGGCACCGTGACCCAGAAGATCGTCACATAAAAGTTTTAGAAGGTGATGGTTGGCAATTCCAATTTGAGGGATGTCTTCCAATATTATTATATAAAGATGTAGAATTAACCATACCCTATGGCGAATACCATAGATTAATTAAAGGTCAAAACGACCTGAGACTGGAGATAACAAAAATGGCCGAACCTAGTCAGAATAGCCGATTAGACCGAATCGAGGATAAACTCGATCGCTTATCTGATGCAGTAGTATCTTTAGCCCGTGCGGAAGAGAAGATTGCTGCTATCATGATAAGTGTACAGGCGCAAAATGAAACTATGATTTCGTTAGGCCGTAGAATAGATGTAGTTGAAAAAGCTACGAACGAAAACTCAACTACTATAAATACAATTAATAAATTATTTTGGATACTAATAGCGGCGGCAGTCGCGACAATATCTACGATGGTATTAAAATAACTAAAAGGATACTAAAATGAATATG